TCCAGATAGCCGTTGGTCGGGATTGCTAGGACGGTGTAGGTGGCATTGAACCCGGTGGTTCCGGTGACGGTGATGCTTTGGCCGATGCCGATTTCGGTTGTTTCGAGGGTCTGCAAAATGGCGTAGTTGTCTAACCGCTGTACGTGGGTCAGGGTAAACGTGGCCATTTTGCGGACTCCTCGGTGCTAGTTCGGGATCAGACGAACGCGGCTTTGACGAACTTCGTCGGGTCGATCATGAGCGTGGCGAAGTAGCCGCGCCATGCCAGCGTCCGCGAGAGCGTCGACGGCGAGTCGAGGCTGATTGCGCCCTTCTGCTGCTCGAAGATTTCGAAGCCTTCGGGGTTACCCACAATGAGGGTTCCCGAAGCGAAGTTGCGGTCGACGACAACCTGAAGGCCGAAGGCGTTGCCTGCGGTGCTTCCGGGCTGAAGTTGACCGTAGGCGTTCATCGGGCCTGCCTGCGGGAACAACGGACGATCCGCGGTATCCGACAGGTTGCCGAGCGATGCCCAACGGTTCGGTGCCATGAACAAGTGGGTCGGCAGGTTGCCGTTCGAGGCCGAAAGGATCGTCGATGCGGCGGTGTAGATCCACTCGACCCAGTAGGCGGGATCGGCGACCGAAGCAGTAGCAAAGTTCTGCGTCGTGCTTGCACCGGACACAAGTGCGTCAGCGGCCACATCGTCGGTCTGGTTCGCGTAGATACGCGCCATGTCGTCGAGAATCAGCGACAGCACGTTCGGGTCTGTCCAGTCAAGATCCTGCTCGGAAATGGTGACGTAGCCACCGTAGGTGTTCTTCGTGACTTGGTTGTTGTACACGACGAACGTGCCGGACTGAAGCGCCGCGTTCTCGGACGACTGTGCGCCCATCGACGTATGCGTGGTCACTTCGGGGCGGATGAAGATTTTGCCGCCACCGGGCATCGCCTTTACGCCGATTGCGTCAACGACGGGGCGAAGGCCGCGGAAGTTGTTGTACACCGGGCCGACGATGGTCTGCGGCAGGATGCCGGGCGTGTCGGTGGTGACGACATCGGGTGCAGCTGCGCGAAGCGCGGCCGACATGTCGTGCCATGCCGATCCGCCTGCGATGGCTGCGGCGATGTACTCGGCTGCCGTCGGCAACGGAACTTCCTTACGGGCAGTCGCGTAGACGATGGGCTGAACGGGGACGGTCGGGGCTTCGTGAGCCTCGGCCTGAATTGCTTCTGACACTTTTTCCTCCTCGGGGGTGTCTGTGGGTTGGTTTTCGTCGTCCTCTGGTTCGGCCGAGGCGGCGATTTCTGTGATAACCGCGTCCGAAAACGCGGGCACGGCGACGAGCGACAGTTCAATGAGGTCAGCGGCGCTGACAATCATCGTTCCTGCCTTGTCGAATTTGAATTTCGTCGGGTTCGCCCCGACTGAAACGCTGTCGTAGGCTCCGGCCTTCAGCAAGGCAACCGCGTCCCTGCTTGCCCGCGTGTCGGCGAGAGTCGCCTCAAACCGAAGGCCGGACTCGGTGTCCTCAAGGGAGGTGACGACACCGCGAAGTTGGGTCAAATCATGATTTTCGACGAGTTTGGCGGGCTTTTGTGCCGTGTTGAATGCGCCGCGCAAGAATTTGACGCGCTGTCCGCCCGAGACGGTGGCGGTCACGTCCCACGGGACGGCTACGCCCGCGATGCGTGGGGATGCGGGTTCGCCTTCGGCGGCGGCGACAATTTCGACTTCAGCGTTAAACTTGATCATTCGAGATTCATTTCGTCCTGTGGGATGTCGGTGGATGGTTGCGCGACGTTCGGCGATGGTTCGTTCATGACGGGTTCGGGTTGCTCCATCATGAAGTCGTTGATGTATTCGTCAATGTCGAACTGTACGTGGCGGCCGCGCGGCAAAACGTCATCCATCGACAAACGTTCCTCGATGGCGTGAAGCAACGGACGGGCACCGAAAAGGATCAAGTCTTGGCGTGACTGCTGCGCGTTCTGGTAGGTCATGCCGGACTGGTCGATACCCAAGAGATAGCCCGGAATGTCCAGCAGGCGGGCCATTTCGAGCGCCTGATATTTGCGGGATTCAACGAGCTGCAGTTTGCTCGGATCGGACGAGAACTCTTTCCATTCGACAGCCGAGTTGAGTGCGCCGATGGCGGATGCGCGCCGGGCGGAAGCCCACGCGGCGGCAAGTTCGCCCAGTTCCTCGCCGGACATCGGTTCCGAGTTCGAGGTTTGCTGCAGGTAGCCCGCAGCGATTTCGGTGGCGGAGAATCGTTCGGCGGCCTGGTCGAGACGGAGCGCGATTTGTACGGCGCGGCGGCCCGCATAAACAAGTCCCTGATTCGGGGAAAGGAACGTGATCGTGTTCGCCACGTCCAACGGCAGACCGTTGAACTCGAGTTCGCTCGGCATCCCGAACCATTCAGGCGACGACGGCATTTTCGTCGAATAGACCATGTTGGCGGGAAGCCATTGGAACGTGGCCGGGTATCCGGTCGAATACCTCGAGGTGATCGCCCAATGCGCACGGCCGTACATGATCAGATCGCGGGCCGTTTTGGCGATGATGAAATTGCGGGGCACGGATGGATCGGGTCGAACCATCCACGATTCGCCCTCGACCCAAATTTTTTCGTATTCCTCGCCGTTCCATGCGAGCGAATAGGACTTCAGGTCGAGGGTTCCGCAGACCGTGGTCAGCAGCGACACGGCGCGGGCGATAGTGGGGACAGATAGGGCAGCTTCTTCGTTGGCCCCAACGCTGTACGAATAGAACTGCCCTATCTGCGATGCGCCAGCAGCAGCAGCCTGCACCGGGGCGGAGGCTACTGCGGGGGCTTCGATTTTGCGGCGGAAAATTGCCATCGCCGCATTGTGCGCACAATCGCGCAACAAATACAAGTGTTCGCAATAGAGATACGAAAAGGTCGCCTACATCCTGAATGCGACAGCGGCGCGGGTTTTGCGTTGGGGTCGAGCGACAAGCGCCGCGGCCCAGATCATGCACCGGGTCAACGTGATCGGCCCCGGCGACCGTTGCGACGACACGACAAACCCCTGCGGGGTACGGACACCGACGGCACGGTTGACGTGTTCGATTAGTTGTTGTTCGCCGGTATGGGCGAGGCGACGTTCGTTGATGAATGACCGTACCGTGGCGGTGTGCGTGAGCAGCTCCGAATACCCGACCGTCGTTTTTTTCCGCTCGAGGTCGAGCGGGGCGAGGCTTTCAAGGCTTGGGGTTAAGGCGATTTGGTCAACAGTTGGCGCGATGCGGGCGACGTGTTCCCACATGTCTGCCAACGACGTGACGACGAACGCGACCGTTACGCCGATCTTGGTGTCGTCAATTTTGACGGCGCGGACACCGACGTACGATGACTCATCCATCGACGAGTCGACGGCCAGAACGCCGCCGTCCGGTACGGCTTCGATCCGCAGCTTTTCAAACGCTCCGGGGTTCACCCACGAATGGGCGGACGACACCCAAATGTTCAGCGACGCCCGCAGGAATGACATTTGGTCAGGGCTTTTGGATTCGTCGCGGATCGTGTCCATGTCCAGCGTGTGCCCGAGCGCAGGATTTGCCATTGGCCAAAATACTTCGTCGGTCGGGTCGACCCCGGCGGGCGGTGACCATTCAGCCATGTACAGGCGGCCCGTTTCGCCCCGGTCAATTTGGGCTAGCCCTTCCTCGCGCAGTTTCAAAAACGCTTTCGAGTCCTCGGTGCCCGCGGTACTCCAAAACGATGCGAGCGAGTTTCGCCGAGCGCGTTGGGATGGAATAGCGCCGTTGAAGATCACGTCCGCGGACACGTCCCAAATTTCGTCGACAACGATCAGATCAGGGCTACGCCCGTGGAAGGCCGCGGGGCTTGTCGCTTGGATAAGCCACATCGACCCGTCCGGCATCGTGAGTTCATTACGGCCGTAAGACCATTTCGCTTTCGCGCCAAACTTGGCCTCAAGCATTGGGGCGAGTTCCTGAAACATAGCAACCGACAAGTCGAGTTTGTGCGCCGCGGTGATGATCAGTTGTTTTTCGCCTCGGTGGATCGGTTGTTTCACCAACCACCACAAAACAAGCGCCTTCAACGCAACCGACTTGCCGTTCTGGCGGGCCACCGACACGAGGCTTCGTTTGTGCAGCAGATTCCCTACGTCGTCGACCCGCAGCTGCGCCTCGAGCGCGTGGCGCTGCCACGGCATCAGTTCAACCCCGCACAGATCACGGAAAAGGTCAGCCAATTCGTCAATCGGAGAGTTGGGCACCGATGCAAACGGCAACGGCGTTTCCAATCTCGGACGCATATAGCCCGATCCGGTCAGATCAGCCGTGGCCCGCTCAGATTCGCCCGTTTCAGGCAGGTTCCCCAAGTTCTCGGAGATTTGGACGGA